ATCGTACACCCCGACACGGCGGCGCCGTTCTTAAAGGAGTGCAAACGGTACTCCTACAAGATCAACAAGGCGGGCGACGTGTTGCCGCAGATCGACGACAGTTTCAACCACTTTATAGACGCGGCCCGCTATGCGGCGGCCCCGTTAATACGGCAACGCGGTGCGCCAAACATACGGGCGCTATAGGAGATACACGATATGGCTTTCTTTGACTTCTTACGGACAAAGGCGAGCGCCGCCTCGCGTACTTTTGTCACGAACCCCAATCAACCGCGGTGGACGCCGCGCGATTACACAGCATTGGCCCGCGAGGGCTACCGTATGAACGTGGTAGGCTATCAGGCGGTAAACCGTGTAGCCGACGCGATCGCAACGATCGAGTGGGAGGTGTGGAAGGACGACAAGCCAATCGAGGGGCCGCACCCGCTCAAGGACCTATGGGCGCGGCCTAACCAGCAACAATCCCGCTCCGAGTTCCTGCGCGCTAACGTCGGTTTTATGCTCCTATCCGGCAATGGGTACACCGAGGCCGCAGAGGGCGTGCGCGGGCGTCCTACCGAGCTCTACGCCCTGCGATCCGACCGCATGAAACTGATACCCAACGCCGAGGGGCAGGTCGAGCGGTACGTGTATACAAACAACGGCAAAAAGGTGCGTTGGGACGTGGACCCGATCACGGGTAACGGGCCAATTCTGCATATGAAAATGTTTAACCCGCTCGACGACTTCTACGGAATGTCGCCTATTGAGGCGGGCGCATTTGCCATTGATCAGCACAACGAAAGCATGAAATGGATGCAGGCGCTCTTGCAGAACTCGGCACGCCCGAGTGGCGCGCTCGTGCTCAAAGAGGGCGCAAATATCGGCGACGAGCAATTTAGTCGCCTGCAAGGCCAGATCGAGGAGCAATACAGCGGCTCGGCCAACGCAGGGCGGCCAATGCTCCTTGAGAACGGCCTCACGTGGCAGGCTATGGGTTTCTCGCCGCAAGATATGTCGAACCTAGAGACCAAATACTCAAGCGCACGCGACGTATGCCTCGCATTTGGCGTACCTCCGCAGCTCCTTGGTATCCCAGGCGATAACACCTACTCCAATTACAAGGAGGCGCGGCTTGCGTTCTACGAGGACACGATCATACCCCTACTTTCACAGGTGCTTGGCTCATATAACCCGTGGTTTGCGGAACCGTTCGACGGCGCCTATCTGGTGCCCGACCTTGATAAAATCCCTGCGATCGCAGAGAAACGCCAAGAGAAATGGGACATGATCGACAAGAGCCGCGAGCTCACGATCAACGAGCGCCGCGAGGCTAAGGGCTACGCACCGATTGAGGCCGTCGTACCGACCGAGAACGGCAACCGCCTGCTAGGCCCCGAGCGCGCCGAGGCTGCAGTAAACACGGCCGAGGGCAAGGCACTAATGGCACGGCTCGGTTATGGATCGTGAGGCCACAACGTACCGTATCAACGAGCTGCAGGATAAGGTCGTCGCAAAGCATGCGCGCCGGATCGGCAAGGCGATCGAGAAAGCGTGGACGGACGTAGCCGAGGAGCTGCCCACATACGCACGGCCCGACTTGCCGCTCGATCACGTGCGCCAAGTACGCACGGCCCTAGAGGAGCTCTACCGCGATATAACGCGACAGACCGCCGCCGCTATGGTGGGGCAGTTCAAGAGCGGTTTTGCATGGCTCGAAACCAAGGACGATATGAGCGACTTTTACGAGCGGCTCTACGAGGAATACCTAAATATCTATGGGCTTTCCTCGATCGCGCAGATCAGCGAGGCGACGCGTAGACAGATCACGGGCGCCATTGAGCGGGGCCTCACCGAGGGCCTAAGCCTGCCGGAGATAGCCGACGACCTACGCGCGCGTGCGCCCGATATTGGCGAGGTGCGGGCTATGATCATCGCACGCACCGAGACACATAGCGCCTCTATGTATGCAAGCACCGAGAGCGCCAAGCGGTCAACGGTCCCGCTTGTCAAGGAGTGGGTGAGCGTCGAGGACGGCCGCGTGCGCGACTTTGGCGAGGGCGACGGGATCATAGACGAGTTCTCACACAGGGCAATGAACGGCGTGCAGGTGCCGCTCGACGATCCGTTTACGGTGCCGATGTCTAACGGGCTGCAAGAAAAGATGATGTTCCCAGGCGATCCTGCAGGCTCGGCAGGCAACGTGATCAACTGCCGTTGTAGCCAAGTATACGAGGCCGCCGACGAGGACGAGGTAGAGGACGACGTAGTGCAGGCGCCTAAGCCGCTCACGCCCGAGCGCCCGACGTTCCAATACAATACCCGAGAGGCACCCGCCGCCAATTATGCCGCACTAGAGGCCTTTTTCGAGACGGCAGGGATAGCCGACGAGGTGCTCGTGCGGAGCATCCCTGCGGCGGCTCTATCAAAGGTCTCGTTGCAGTTCCTAGAGGTAAAGGAACGGTTCGGGCTCGATCCTATGTACGGGCTCGGCACGGCGTCTCGGTTCAAGAACAAGTTACGATTGAGTAGCGCAGGCAACGCCTTAGCGGCCGTGTACCCTGTCACGCACAAGGCCAGCGGGCGCAAAGCCATTTTTCACCTGCCCTCTACCTTCGGACAGCCTAAGCGATACAACGATCTTTTGTATTCGACGCAGCACGCACAAACCCGCGCGAAATATCGCGACAAGCAAAACAGCTATGTGCAGCAGCACGGCACCACGAACGAGGAGGTCTACGATCGGGCGCTGATCATGGACGAGCGAGGGGACCTGTACGGGTGGACGGTTGACGCTAACGCCAAGACGACTGACGATATGATCCGCTCGACGATCTACCACGAGTTCGGACACGTCGTACATTTGAGCAATACGGCCGTGCCGCAGATGGGTATCGACCTCGACAACGTGCTCGCCTCTGCAAGGCCGCGCCAAAACGGATGGGGCGCTCTTGTATCCGAATACGGCACATCTGGCACCCGAGCCGACGATCGGCACCGAGATAAAGAGTATATCGCCGAGACTTTCGCTCTCTATATGGCGGGCGAGGAGCAACACTACCGTATTCACCCCGAGATTTTGGCGGTCTACCAACGATACGACAAAGCCTCCTCGGTCAAGTCGTTCCGATTACAGAGAGTTAACCGCATGCAGACCAAGGCAATCGAGCCGTTGCAGGACCCTAACGACGGCGTGCAACTGATCCAAACGGTACTAAATACCCCCGAAAACGAGCGGGGTAAGGTGATCAAGGCGCTACTGGCGGCCTACACCGACGTAGATAAACCTCTGATCGAGGCTTGGCTCTATGAGGCGCTCGCGCTAGAAGTGGTGGACACGATATAGCGTTATGGACTATATGTAGCGGCAACCTACACCGAGAGGTGTATACTTAGAGGCGGGGCATACCGTGAAAGATACGCAAACGACTATCGAGACAAAGTACCTCGATCTTGCCTTTGACGTTAAGGAGATCAGCGACGAGGGCAAGTTCGAGGGCTACGCCTCGACGCACTACAACGTCGATCGGGGCGGTGATCGTGTCGAGCAAGGCGCGTTTGATCGCTCTCTTGCACGGTACAAGGCCCGCAACCAACGGCCAAAGATGCTTTGGCAGCACGACCCGACAAAAGTTATCGGCGTTTGGGACGATATGTACCAAGACGACAAAGGCCTGTAGGTCAAAGGCCGCCTATTGAAAGAAACACAGCTCGGCAAAGAGGCGCACGTGCTTATGCGCGCCGGAGCTATCGACAGTATGTCGATCGGCTACCGCACCCTCGACGCCGACTACGAGGGCGACGACGCAGAGGTACGCGTGCTCAAGGAGCTCGATCTATTCGAGGTCTCGGTCGTCACCTTCCCAATGAACCCCGACGCAATCATTACCGCCGTGAAACGGATTGATAGTATCAGGGACGTTGAGCGCCTACTCCGCGACGGTGGGGTGCCCAATAGCATGGCCAAGTTGATTGCCTCGCACGGCTTCAACGAGGCCGTAAAACGGATCGACGGACAGCGAGACGCTGCAACGACCGATAGCGAGGCGTATACGCGTCTTATGAAATCATTACGGGACAGAAAGGGAATAACCAATGTCACCTAAAGATATGGATATCGACGACGTTGCAAAGGCCGTCGAGCAAGGCAACAAAGCGTTTGAGGAGTTCAAGGGCAAATACGACGAAAGCCTCAAGGAACTCAAAACAGGCTTTGACGACGTTGTGCGCAAAGAGGAATTGACCCGCATCAACGCGGCGATTGACGACGCGCAAAAGGTCAATGATCAACTCGCCGCACGCCTCAAGCGCCAAGCACTCTACGGCCGCACGGCCGATGAGGGTATGAACGCCGACGAGCGCGAGGAGAAAGCCTACAAGTGGTACGCAGGTATCCAAGGGCTCCACGGCCGCCGCGTAACCCGCGACGACTTCGACGACGAGGCACAGGCACAGGTCGGCGCGTACAAGCGTGCTTTCGACAACTACCTGCGCCACAAAGGCGACGACAAGTTGATGAACGCCGAGGACATGAAAGCGTTGAGCGTGGGTTCCGATCCCGACGGCGGTTTCGTGGTTGACGCAGACACAGGCGGCCGCATGGTTGCTCGTATCTTTGAAACGTCACCTATGCGTCAGTATGCAAACGTCATCAGCATTGGCACAGACGCCCTTGAGGGCCTGCACGACAACGACGAGGCGGGCTTCGGTTGGGTCGGCGAGACGGATAGCCGTACAGCTACCACTACACCAAAGCTCGAAAAGTACCGTATCCCTGTGCATGAAATGTACGCCAAGCCTGCGGCAACGCAGAAATTGCTCGACGACGCGTCGATCAATATGGAGGCATGGCTGCAGGGCAAGGTAACGGACAAGTTCGCACGTGCAGAGAACGCGGCCTTTACGACAGGCAACGGCGTAGATAAGCCTCGCGGCTTTACGACCTACCCCGATCGCGCGTCGGCCGAGGTGTTCGAGCTCAACGCTATCGGGCAGTACGACACGGGCGCCTCTGGTGCCTTTGCTGCAGCTCCGAACGGTGGCGACGTGCTTATCTCGGCTCTCTACGGCCTCAAGGCACAGTATCGTGGCAATGCGACATGGTTTATGAACCGCAACACCACAGGCGCGGTGCGTAAGCTCAAGGACAGCGACGGCGCGTTCTTGTGGCAGCCTGGGATCGCCGCCGGACAGCCTGCAAGCCTCTTGGGCTACCCGCAAGCGTCCTTCGAGGATATGGCCGACGTAGCCGCAGGTAGCTTGTCTATCGCGGTAGGCGACATGAACGCCGCCTATCAAATCGTCGATCGTATTGGTGTGCGTGTTCTGCGCGATCCGTACTCGAACAAGCCTTACGTCGAGTTCTACTCGACCAAGCGTACAGGCGGCGACGTGGTGAACTTCGAGGCCCTCAAGCTGATCAAGTTCGCATAAGCCAACATGGGAGGGGCCTACGGGCCCCGCCTACCCCGAAAGCGATAACCTAAAGGAGTATAACCCATGTATCGCGATATGAACTCGAAAACGGACACACAGGAGAGCGTCCGGCCACAAGTGGCAACTGCCCTCGTGAACGGCCAAGGCGTCGATCTGCAGGGCGCAGATAGTGCAACGGTCGTCGTATCCATTGGCGCTATCACAGGCGCAGGCGGCGACGCTACAGTGACGCTAGAGGAAAGCGACGATAACTCGACTTTCTCTGACGTTGCCGACGCAGATATCCTTGGCACCGAGCCGACCCTCGCCGCTAACACGGCGTACCAGTTCGGCTACATTGGCTCAAAGCGTTACGTGCGCGCAGTCTTTGGCCTTGGCACCGAAACCAACGTGGCCGTTGCCGCATTGGTATGTAAAGGCTACCTGCACACAGCACCGTCGGATCAGTCCAACGCGGCGCCAACGTACACAGGCACCTAATCTAGGCCCCCTAG